TTTTCCTATATACACGGTTGTTCTCCTTTTTTATTATCTACCATATTAATTAATTCCATATAAACAAATATCTCCAGCATCAATATTGCCAGAACTCATTTTAAATTGAACTGCGTCTATTGCAGATGTGGTATTTCCATAACCAGCAGTATAAATATCAAATATAAAGTTTGAATCATGGTAATTTGATGTTCTTGCTATAAAATGTTTTACAAAAGAACTTGATGGATTAAATAAGTGTAAATATCCACTACCACATTCATCATTACCATTACCTATTGAAGAACTTATATTTTGAAATCCTGTTGATTGAGCTAAATCATAACTTGTATTATATGATAATCCTGTGTTACTATCGGCTTCATCATGTTTTGCTTGAAAATAAGTTGTAGTTTTAGTAACATTGTAATTACTACCAGCATCTGTACTCATATTAAATGATAAAAAAGCTGTATCAGTAGCTGGATGAATATTATTAAAAGTAAATAAGTATTCCTTGTAAGTATCATCAAGAACAACATCGCTTGTTCCATCAACAAAAGATAAAGTTGCAGAACTAGAAGCTGTTAATTTTTTAATAAAAATTATAGACCCGCCAGTATAATCAGCTTGTAATGCATCTGGATCAGAATCAAATCCTATACCTTTATTAGCTGCAGCTGTAACATTTAAACTATTATATTTTAATTTAGAAAGTGCCATTAACTATCCTTAATTCCATAGAGTTTTATTGTACCAGCATCTATGTTGCCAGAGTTAAATTTAAAACTAATTTCATCAATAGCTGATGTTGTATTAAAATATCCAGCCACATAATTATCCATCATTATATCTTGATAACCAACATGAGATATTCTACAAACAAAATGTTTAACAAAAGTTGTACTTGATGGATTAAATAAAAGTAAATATCCACTACCACTTTCATCATTTGCATTACCTAAACCATTACCAGTCATTAGAGGTGCGTATCCTGTGCCTTGTGCCTGATCATTTGTTGTATCGTATGATACTCCAGCAGAAGCATCATTTTCATAATGCTCTGATTTAATAGCAGTGGTTGTTATTGTTTCATTAAAACCACTACCACCAGCAGCATTTCCTTGAATTGCTAATTTAACATTATCTGTTGCTGGATGAATATTAATAAACTTAAAAACATAAATAGGATATGTGTTATCTAAAACTACATCAGATGTTCCATCTACGAATGACAATGTAGCACTAGAACTAGCAGTTAAAGTTTTAATAAGTGTCATGGCACCAGGATCAATAGTTGCAAATCCATTGGCACTTGCGTTAAATCCAAGAGATTTACTAGCAGCCGTTGTTACATCAAAACTATTATAATTATATTTAGTAAGTGCCATTACAAAACCCCATACATTTTAATTGTTCCAGCATCTATATTACCACTGTTAAATTTAAATCTTATTCTTGTTAATGCTGTAGTTGTATTAACGTATCCAGCACAAAATGTTTCAGTAGTTTCTGGATAATTTATAACCGATTGTGCTGTGCTTATAAAATGTTTTACAAATGTTGTATTAGATGGATCAAATAAATGTAAAATGCCAGTAGCACAGCTATCATTATCATTATCAACTCCTTCTGTAATTGATTGAAAACTTGTTGATTGAGCTAAATCTCTTGCTGTTCTATATGATAGAACTGCTTCGTCATCAACTTCAGTATGACTAGCTTTAAAATTTGCACTGGTAATTGTTTGATTGTAGCTAGTATTAGTACCAGTATCTACTTGAAATTGTAACATAGCACTATCTGTAGCTGGATGCATATCTGTAAAATGAAACTGATATTCTTTATATGTAGAATCTATACTACTAGTAAAATCAATAGTTGCTGCTGCAGAAGATAAAGTTGTAGTTGTTAATAAAATTAAATTACCACCAAGATCCCCTGTCTCAAAACCATTGTTACTAGAGTTAAACTTAATTGCCTTGCTTGCAGCAGGCGTTACATTCATGCTATTGAAGTTGACCTTAGAGAGTGCCATGGGTTACTCCTTTGGATTATCATCTTTAATTTTTTTAATTCTTGCTTTCCATGCATCTATATTTTTATAAATTTCGTCTAGCTGGTCCCCAAGATCTCCATAGGAATTTTTACGAGTATTTCTTATAACATTATTTTTTTCTTCTGTTGTTGCAGCAGAATTATAAGAATTTAATTGATCGTCTGTAGGTTTTGCAAGACCAGAAACATTCCATATTTTAATATAATCCCCAGAACCATCGTTTTGTAATAAAATATTATTATTAAATTCAACAACAGTCTTACTGTTTGCTTCTAAATATAATTTAACATTTGTATATAATGACATAATTAAACTCCTATTAATTTAAATCCATAAAATTCTGCAAGGCTAGTTTGAAGATCAAAATTTGAATTATAAGCTTGTCCATATACTTGAATATAATCACTTGCTGATAAATTTTGAACTGTGAAACAACTAATAAAATTATTTGTACTACCTTGAATTACAGCAGAAGAAAATTGATCTCTGCTTTCAGCAACTTGTGAGCCATTTTTATAAATTATACATCTTTTTTGTTGTAAATCTGCGTTATCTCCTTCTTCACCTATATTTATGTTAGCTCCTATAAAATATTTTCCAGCTTGTCCAGCTGGTACTGTAAATTTATAATTTGATGAAGTGTTTGTATAAGCACCATCAGTATCGTAAACCTCTGTATCAAAAGAGGCTAATGTTGCTGTATTATTTGTAAGTCCTGTTTGAGCTGTTGACATAGTTGCTCTCCATGATGGAGCATTTTTATTACTTGATGCCAACATATCAGAAGTAATACTATTAGTTGAAGGTGTTACAGTTTGTAATGCTCTACCTAAAAATATGCAGTACATCGTATCTGTCGTAGCTGTTGCCGCAGATAACGTCAAGGCTGTTCCCGTAGCAGTGTATGCTTTACCTGAACCTGGCTGTTGTCTTACGTTATTTACAAATAATGCAAGTTCATTTTCATTAGTTACAGCATGATCGAGTGTATAGGAGGTAGTAGCACTCGTACTAAATGTTTGAGTAGCAAATGAAGTAAAGTGTTCTGCGGGTGGTTTGCCAATATAGGACATCTTATGTGATCTCCATTATAGATAGTGTGCCTGATAATTTATCAGCTACTGAACAGTCAATCTTTATTTCGTCAGTTGCTTCTAATACTACCTTACCGCCAGATAATAACTCCAGTGAAGTTCCAGCGGGAATTGACACATCTTTGGCTAAAAATGAAGTACCATTTGTAACATTGTTAGCACCACCTCTACTGCCTGTATCACTAACTAATTCTACCTCTGCAGTTACTGCAGTTGTATGAATGTTAGTAAGAATCAAGCCTAGAACAACTGTAGTTGTACTACCTGCACAAGTGTACATCTTGTACGCTGTGCCAGCCGAAGCGGGTTCTGCTGCAAATGTTACTACCTTAAAAGTATTTGCCATTTATTTCCTCCTATTTACTTATATATATTATATCGTTATTTTTTAAAAAGTCAATGATGATTACCTAGCCGAGGGCAATCGCTAGAGCTGTCGGGTCCTCGATTGTTGTATGCTGAGTTCCATTTAAATTTAGTACATCACAATGTAATGTACCATCAAAATATCCATCTTTAAATTCTAATGATGAAGTACCTAGATCAACATCATTATCTGTTAAAGGTGCTAAAACACCATCAGTTAATTTAATTTGATCTTGTGCCCCTGCTCTAAATGTAACTTCATTATCAGTGCCAAAATCAATATCATTATCTGCATCTCTACCAATAACTAAACTTGTATTTAGTACTGAAGTAATTGCTGTTTCAGCCCCACCTGTTAATACAGCTGTTCCACCTACCGTTATAGCATCTGCTTCTACAGTTCCATCAAAATATCCATCTTTAAATTGAAGACTAGATGTACCTAAATCTACATCATCATCTGTTACAGGAGCTAATGCACCATTAATTAATTTAATTTGATCAGCACCATCAGCTCTAAATAATATTGTGTTATCTGTTGCAAAATCTATATCATTATCAGCATCTCTCCCTACTACTAAACTTGTATTTGTAATTGAAGTAAATACTGTTTGACTTGCCTCTAGAGCAAAATCTATATTATCATTAGATGTATCATATGTAACTGCAATACCTGTTTCAGTATTACTAGATAACATATTAGTACCAACAGTATCTCTAATAAATGTAGCTAAAGCTGTTCCATCTACTGTAATAGCATCAGCTTCTAAAGTACCATCTACATCTACATTACCAGATATATCTAATTCTGTTGCTACAACTTTGTCATTAAATGTTGCTGCACCAGCTTCACTCATATCTAATGTTAAAGCTGTAATATCTGAACTACTATCTGTACCTTTAAATATAATATCTGTATCACCAGCTTGAGCATCTATTGTAATATTCCCTGAAGAAGTTGCTAAAGTAACTGCTGCATCACCTGCAGAAATATCATCTAATGCAACTGCAGCACTTGTGTATGTATTTAGTTGAGAAGCATTAATATATTTTGTTGTACCACCATCATCTACTAAAAATTTATCAGTATCTGCTAATGTAATACTTGTACCATCTGTACCACTATCAATTTGAATAGCACCACCTGCAACTTTATCTGCTGTAGTAATTGTAGATAATTTACTATCAGCTATTGAGCCTGCTAACATAGAATTTTCTACAGATGTTGCAGCAATTGTTATTGCTCCATTTGAAGCTAAAGTTACATCTCCAGATATTGCAACTGGATTATAATTTGTGCCATCAGCAACTAATACATTTCCTGAAGTATTAGTACCCATTGTAATATCATCACCAGATACTGTAAGATCTCCAGTTACAGTCAAATTTTGTGATGCTGTTACATTACCACTTGAGTCTATAGCTAAAGCATCTGTGTCAGATGTATGACCTATATTAGTTCCATTAATAATTATATTATCAACTGTTAAAGTTGTAAGTGTGCCAACTGATGTAAGGTTTGGCATTGCTGTAATTTCATCATCAAAATACGCAGCTAAATCTGTAACAGCAACTTGTACCATTGATCCATTGTCATTTAATACAACTCTATCTGCGTCAGCAACTGTAGTAGATGTAGCAGATGTATCACCATCAACTATATTTAATTCTGCCGCTGTTGAAGCAATAGCTGTACCATTAAAATTAATAGCATCAACATAAGCTGTACCATCTACATATAAATCTTTAAATTCTAAACTTGATGTACCTAAATCAATATCATTATCTGTAATAGGTACAATAGCACCATCTTGTATTCTTAATTGTTGTGTAGCTGTAGAAGATACTTCTACATAAAATTCTAAATGGTTATTAGTTGTATCTACAAGTATTTTGTTTAAAGCATCAGAGTCTCTAAGAGTAGTTACAGGTCCACCATCACCCGCAGTACCATCATGCGTGTGTCCTGTTGTTGCGTGAAATGCAGCTAATAACTGATTAAACTCATCATTAGAATGAGCTGCAGTAATAGTATCACCTGATGTGAATGTTGATTGTCGTGCCGAATAGCCTGCCATTATCTTCTTCCTCCTGGAGTAAATTCTAATTGAAAGCCTTTAATTGAAAATGCATCTGAACTACTTTGATCATCTATCTTTAGTGCAATTGCAAATCCAGATCCTTCTACTGATTGTCTAATTAGTGGTATACCTGATGCATTATATGTTGCATTATTATATTGTGCAACTCCATAAACTGCTGCACCTCCACCTGACGTTATTGATATTTTATCTGGTTGTGGTGTATTTTGATCATCATAATCATACCTAACTGCAAGATCTGCTGTAACCGTTGTACCTTCTCCTTCGTAGTTTAAGTTAACTCTTTGCATATGTTTTCTTACACCTGGATCTCCCATAACCATATCTGGAGATCTATACACTGCTAATATTGTTGAGTTAGTTGCTGTATTAGCAAATGTATTTCCAGTTTCCATCTTATAAATATAACCATCAAAACCACCAAATACTTGTGTCTCAACACCACTTATAAAATCAGAATCTGTACATGCAGGTTTTATACCTATCATATCTGAATATTCAAAACCAATTGATTGAGTATTTGGATTAGTTTTTAATACACCTATAATTCCTTTTGCTGAACCTTGTGCTTGTGAAGTTGTAGGATAAAATAATCTATATTGAGATTTATCTCTTATAACTAAAGATGATACTCTGTTTAATCCAATATCATCAATTCTAGACTGTATTTGTCTAGAGATAGATCCTAGTTCAACGTCACCAATTCTTGCCGTACCTGCAATAGTTCTCAATCCATCTGGTGCTAAAAATATAACATCACCACCAATCTCCTGAATACTACCACCATCTCTACAACCAATATTTCTTGTTACTTCTTGTACTGCAAAATTACTTACTGTTGTACCTGTTAATTTATATATTCTATCAGTACAAAATATAATTAATTCATTTCTAAATACTTTCATTCCAACAACAGCTGAGTCAACTTTAAATGATCCTGCACCACTAGCTGATGTAAAATTATCTTCTGCAAATGGTACACTAAATATAACTTCTTGTGAATTAGTTGCACCTGCATAAAACATATGGTTTTGAAATGCTTTTACAAATTTAGGATTAGTTGGAGCAGTACCACCACCTGTTGCATTTACAACATCTACTGCATAACTTGTATTAATTATTTGTGCAGGAGAATGTCCTGTTGCAATAATAATTTTATCAGTACCATCAAAATTAAATTTTTCAAAATCGTATGCTCTAGTAGATGTACCTAAACCTGTAGTTAAACTTGTCCAACTACCAGAAGTTGTTCCTCTGTGTATATCACCACCTCTAGCAGCTATTATTTGACCATTAAATACTATAGAACAATCTAAAGTTTTACTAGTATTACTTGATCCTTCTGGAACTATTGTAGTATTATATAAAGCTGTACCACTAACTCTTCTATATCCGCCCTTAATATCAGGTTCAAAATTTTGTAATATAAGAGCTTCACCAGGAGCCATAGAAAACACATCTTTATTTAGTGTCAAGCCTCCTGCACAACTTACTACGAAAGGTGATATTAAATCAGTAGTTGGCATAATTTAATCTTCTTTTTCTTTTAATAAAAGGTCTCGTAATCTTTCTTCTTCTTTTTCTGTAAGAGGTCCAAATGTATCAGTATTATCTTCTTTAGTTTGTAGTAAAATTAAATCATTTCTTTCTTTACGATTTAGTTTAGCCACCATCATCTGGTCTACACCATCAGCAATACCATTATTTTTTTGTCTTTCAAATTTTTTTTCAGAATATTTTATATTATCTTCTGGTTCTTTTAATTTTTCACCTTTAAAATTTATAGCCATTATGATACTCTACCTCCTATATTTGTAGCAATACTTTCACCTATTGTATCACTTCTCATGTAATCATTTTTAGTAGCATAATCTACTTTTAATAATCTTAGTTTTCTTTGAAAATCTCTATCAGCTAACTGTGCATGTTGTGGATCTGATCTTAACATGTAAGTATAATATTTAGCTCTATCTACAACTAAAGTTCTAAATCTATCAGGTAAACTCATATTGTCCCCATGAGCATCTAAGTCTGTATGTGTTGTATAGTAATCATAACTTACCGTATATTCATTTGTATTTGGCCTTGGGCTTAAACCAAAAGCTGAATGATCTGGTAATATATATACTCTTAATGGTGCAGAGTAATTACTACTATTATTAGTATCATCAGTTGCTTTATATGTTTGTAAAAAATTATCATATGTAATATATGTTAATTTTCTATTTGAAATATCACTTCTAGATATTCTTATATAATCAACATCTAATTGTACACTTGGTGCTTCTACATATATATAAGATGTTTGTGCTGTTGCCGTAAATGTAGTATTTAATATAGCACCTTCTCTAAAATTAGTTACAGCTTGTGTTGTATTTAAATTTTGTGTTCCACCTGCAGATGTTCCAACTCTTACTATTAACCCAGTACTAGAACTATTTGGACTTAAAACTCTAACTTGTATTTTATAAGTTTTATTTACTGTAGTACTAATAGCTTGATATGCTGCTGCATCATTTAAATTTAATCTACCATTTCCACTACTAGTATATGATGGTGAACCATCTCCTGTAGTCCAACTAGTTATATTAGAAGTAAATTCCCCATTAGTTACTATATTTTTAGGACCCATAGTAAATGAATCCATATCTGCTTTTCTAAAATCTGCAGGAAATGAATATTCATTATCTCCTACAACTAAATTCTGTGTTGTTCTAGAATATAATAAAGGTATTTCACCAGTTTCATTATAGATATCATGGATACCTTTATTTATAAAATCTTTAATTGCAGTTTGTACACCTCTACTAGAACTAAACGTACTAGAGGTTAACTCTGTTTCGTTTAATTCTCTGAGTACACTATTTGTTAGAGTTAGGTAAGTTGTTGCCATTTTGTAATAATTCTATTATTGTATTTAATTTTTCTTCTTGGTCACTAATTCTTTTTTCTAATTTAATAACCCTTATAGTATTATCAACTGGTCCTAAATGTATAATTCTTTGACCTGTACTAGCTTTAGTTTTTTTTGTTAAATCATAAGTAGTCATAGTTCTCCTAAATATTATAAGGGGTATAAATTAAGGGGGACATATAGCCCCCCTTAAAATTAAACAAATTACACAGCAGTGTCGTGCTGAGTATCTGTATTTCTGTCGGTTTCGTCAATACCTGCTACATCGCAAAGTACAGCGAATACTCTTATCTTACCTGCAGACGAAGCTGCATCTAAGACTTTAATGTCAAGAGTATCTGCACTTGCAACTATAGTTCTAGCTGTAGCTGTTGGTGCAGAAAACCCTGTGGCATTAGTATCGCCATCAGCGTATCTGTCAATGTCTCCACCTGTGATACCTAAATCCATAGTAACTGAAGAAGATAGTGCTGTGACTACCTCAATTCCAGCTTCCATGATTAAAGTTTCAGCAGGGATGTCTAAGCACTGAATGATATCATTCTGTGCTGCACCGCTATCACCATTAATTGCTGATACATCAATTGTATTTTCAACCATATAAGGTGTTCTACCATTAGACGGA